ATAGACCAATAAAAACCTTCTCCAGCAGCAGCGTTAGCGGGATTAACTAAAAGGGAATTTGACCCACTGGCAGCTTGGGCACTACTTTGTGATATAGCAGACCCTGAAGCTGTAAAATCAGTTAATGTATTTACTTCAAAAGACGGATTCTTTACTAAGTTGATAGAGGGAACTCCTCTAGCTACTGTAAATATATCCGTCGCAGAAGTACCTACACTAACATCAATAGGGGCATACTTAGTCCAAACATGTACGCTTGTCCTAGTACTTGGGTCAATCTCCCATGAGGGCCATGCCTCAGGAAAATGTTCAGAATTCATAAACCACTCCTACCTATTTGAAAACCAAGTCATCATGGCGAATAAGCTTCCTAGTACCATGCCTGTATGCATAGCAATAACACTAATAATTACAAAAGCTGATTTGGCCCCATAAATCTTGGCTCTCCAATGTTTAATTTCATCAAGTTCTTCGCCCATCTCTTCAAATCTAGCGCAAAGAGTATCATTTAATCTGGTTTGACTTTCTATATACGAATCTAGCCGTTCCATATATACGGCTAATTTAACATCTAAATCAGTATCTGTGAAAGTTGCCATAGCTACTTACCTACCGAATACTAATACACGAACCTTTACTGCTGAAACGTTTGTAGTGTTGGCTACCTCATCTAGAATTGCTCCATCTGCGCCAGCTTCATACAAAGCTATTTTTGAATTAGTGTAATCATATTGAGGAACATACCCACTATTTTCCATAGACAAAGCAACAAAATGAATCTGTTCTAAACCCAAAGTAGTAGCGGTTAGAGCCTCACCACCAGTAGCATAACTGCTATCAAAGGTGCAAGTTTTAATGACATATTTATTATTCCCAGGCACACCCGTCATATCTGATGCATTGCCAGGAACTGTTATGGTAAGAGCCATAGTATCACTCCTTAATTATGAAGTATTTAATAGAATAAAAGGGGCAGGAGCCAAAAGGCTCCCACCCCAAAGTGGTGGATTAGGCGTTCAGGTCAGCTATTTTAGCTTGTACCCAAAGGTTCTTGCATCGCATTTCACCCATTGTATAGAGGAGTCCCCTAACAACTAGCGCATTAGCTGCGAAGTAGTCACGGTTCTCTACATACTGAGTGGGCTGTGCAATAGCCATTTCAATATAATCGGTGTCCAACACGTAGATGTTAGAACCTAGTATAGCACCAGAACTAGAAACAGACTTAGGCACATCCGCATCTGGAAGGATGGGAATACCCATGTAAGTTGCTAGTACCAAACCAGTTCGGGTACCAGGGAATGTGCGCTCAGAGCCTACACCAACCTGATATTCTTCCTGGCCCATATACCGTTGCTGGGAATTGAGCAGTCGCTCTAGTTTAAAGTACTGGTCATGTCCCATCAAAATTAGTTTAGGTTCGCCACCATTTTCCCTAATCTTCTGAATCGCCGTATCAATCAGATTGAGGGAAAGGTCACGCCCTACACCAGCGTTGTGGCTTACAGAAGCAGCAGCATTCCAACCACCAGCAGCCCGTCCTGCTTGTGTTAGGTCAAAGACCCGCACATTAGCAGAACCGCCACCAACAGCAGCACCGTCTTCCGCTACCATATCGTCCAAGGAACTAAATCCCGCACGACTATATACATACATAATGTCACCAGCTGCCCAAGCATCGGACAAACCAGTGGCATCCAAAGTAACTTGTCCACCGCTATGAGCAGTACCAGCAGCACCACCAACGGTTATACCGCCAGTAATATCATGCGCCGTGGCATTCAAGTCATATCGGTTAACTTCATCACCTATTTTAAAATGTTTTGCAATGGCATTTGTCGAACCAAAGTCAGCCCTTGCATCAGTTCCACCAGAAGCTCTGGCAGCTGACAAGGCCAATAGTTCTTCATTTATCTCTTTAATGTGGTCTAGCTGGGCGTTTTCATTTTCCAACGCCAGCACATCTCCGACACCACCTTCCAACTGCGCCGTGAAGACGGACTTGACGGACGCACCGAAAGTTGTAGAAATTATACGAGGCAAGCTCGATACAGTCTGAATGTCAGAAATGTCAACGGTTGGGATATTCCCAGTTTCAGTAACTGGGCGAGAGCGTCCAGAACCACGGTCTGTACGTACCCTCCAACCAGCCGTATTGCCCCATACTACACGGGGCACCGCATTAAAGAAACGAGTCTGGTTATTTAGAGCTTGCCAGACTTTTCGTCCATAGGTAGTATTGAAAATGCCAGTAGCAGTGTCAACCGTAAACGGCGTACCAATGCCAGCACCAGCTTTCTTCATAAACCCAGGGCCGAAAACGCTCTGGTAAAGCCCTCTTTGTGACTGAGATATATACTCAGCTAGGGATGGATTAGCCATAATCGTTTCTCCTTAAAATCGAATTTAAATTAATATCCTAATAGTTCCCTTGGAACTCCGTCAGTGTCACCCGAATCAACCTGTTCCTGCAACCGACGTAATTCACTATAAGATAGTTGCATCATCTGGTCAACAGTGTCTTCAGGACTGGATGTGCCTTTACGGATTGGAGTAGTACCATCTACTCCCATATCGCCATACTGAACAATCTGAGGACGGTTTAGGCCATTCTCTTCTCGGAAACCCATTTTCCGCAAGCGGTTTTCAGTCTCGTTCTCAATCATCTTTTGAACGTTACCGTTTTTCTGGGCAACCATTTTTTGTAGGTCAGCTATTTGCTTTGCCATTTCTTGAACTTCCTCAGGAAATTCTTCTTCATCATCTTCTTCGTCTTCCTCCGCTTCTTCAGGGGGAACATCATCGTCGCCTTCCTTGCTAAATCCATACCCATCTTCATCTACGCTTTCTTTCAACAATTCTAGCTGCTTCTGCATAGCTTGAATAGTACGTTGAACATTCTCAGTCTTACTGTCGATAGTTACTGCATTCTCTTTATCGTCAGCCTGACCAGTTCCAGTCATTGTCGAAGCTTTCTTCTCTGTTTCGCCCCACTGTGCGCCAGTTGGGTTACTAGAATCAGCCTTGATTAAACCGTACACTTCACCAGCAACAGCCTTAATTATCTCCTGCTTCTCAATCTGGTCTTCCTCTTCTTGAGACAACTCAAATTCCTCATCTTCTGCTTTCGTTAGTCGAGCGTCCATCTTGTGCAACACCTCGGCAACGGCAGCAAGAGCGAGGTTACTCCCCTCAATCTGCTTTTCCAACCGTTCTACAATATCCGAATCTCCCATAATATATATCCCTCCATTCGTCTATTTTTGCCAAGGAAGTTGGTCTAAGCCACCTCCGACTCCCAAAAGCGATAAAAAGTACGATTTTCGTACTAACTTATTATACTAAATATTCTGAAAAACTTTCGTTATTCTTCAGCAAGTTCTACAACATCTTCCGTAAATGTTAATTTAAGCATATCATTTCGGAAATCATATAATGGAACCTGTGCAAGTTTCTTCAATTTTTCACATTGTGTGCCTTCTGGCATAGCAGCCTCTATTAAATCCAATACTCGTCCTACCATTCGTGAATGTTTTGCAATAATATATTCCTGTAGGGGTGTCACTTTACTAGCATCCATAACTCCTCCTTACAATGAAGCTGATTTCAAATTTCCCAACCCTTGTTGAATTCGGTTCGTAATATATTCGGAAATAGCATCAGTCGTTTTTTGCGTATCAGCTTCGTCGGCTTCACACGCTTCTATGGCCTTATCTAACGTTGGCTTAGGGGTTTTCCGTTTATGACTCCGAACACTTACTGTAGTCCCATCTTTCTTAGTGCGCTCAGTTGATGCGACTCTAGTATTACTTGGTTGACTAAGTAACTTATCTAATTTTTGAGATTTCGGAATAGTAAACGTAATCGTATCTCCTACTATTTGAACAGGTACATTTTCCAAACCTAGTGTCTGTTGAAGTTCCTCTATACTTCCCGCAATACTAGTTTGAATATTGTTAATAATTTCTGCACCCAAATTTGCCATTTTAGTTATTAAACCCCTCACTGATTAAGTCTAATTGAATTCCCGCTTCCTTAAGTATTTGCCTTCCTCGTTCATGTACGTATTCTTCTGAAGCTACAATTC